TGGCGTGAGTACCCTTTTTTTTGGGGGTTGTTATGCCCGTAGGTAGACCAGCTAATCCAAACTCAAAATACTTTCAGCGCATTCTAAAACCCGCAGAGAAAAAGATTTTGGTTCACGCAGGCCGTGGCGATATGTCGGCTGGCTTTCATCATTTGCTTGAAGTTTATTCATTTTTATGGATTCAAGGTTTTAGACCGCATAAGAGCCTTGATTGCATAAAGGTAGGCAATGGTACAGACCAAGCGTTTGAGAGCGATACAGAGGGTTTTGATGCGTCTGAAGGGCATTCCTAAACTGGTTGGATGGTTTGATTATTCCTCACAAATTTTTGGTACACAAAAGTGTATACAGTTTTGTATGCAGTTTGGTGGTCAGGTATGCGTGGAATGCACCATCCGCCTCTTTCCCTTTTTTCTCCCGACCAGCTTCCCCGACCCGAACCCAGTTATCCACAAGGGTGTTGTTAAACTTGTCCACAGTTTCCTGTTGATAACTTGGCGAGTACCAACAAAGTATTAAAATATCTGTGGATAACCCTAAGTCAACTTAACATAATGGTCGTTGTATAAAGTAGAATCGGGAAAACCCTTGGTTTTGGTCGGTTTGCATGGGGGGGAGGGGGTGAGCGGTCGCCTGTGAAATTTGTGGTACCCCCCACCCACCGAAAAAGCGAAATGGACTACAATCGGCCAAACCCATCTTCCCGAAAGGAAAAAAGTGGAATTCACCCCTGCAACTGAAGAGAAGAAGAAGCCTGGCCGCCCCAAGGGTTCGGTGAAGATGACCATTCAGCGTTATGCAAACAACCCACCGAAGGTATTGCCCAAGACGGATCAACAGCGCCTAAAGGAACTTAAAGAGCTGATGATCCGGTCTGGCGGCAAGGATGTGGCGCAGAAGGTGATTGACATCGCGCTCAACGATGACCACCCAGGCCAGATGGCAGCGCTCAAGATGTGTATTGACCGCACACTGCCCATAAGTATGTTCGAGAAAGACAAGAGCCAGAGGTCAGCAGTTACGATCAATATCACTGGCTTGGGAGAAAGTCCAACCATTATTGACACAATCGACCCCAACGACCCAGAAGATGTAGAGGCAAAGTATGGCTGACCTTAACTTTTCCCTTCTCCCTTGGCAACAACAAGTGTTCAAGGATACGGCAAGGTTCAAGGTTGTCGCAGCTGGCCGGCGCTGTGGCAAGTCGAGGATGGCTGCCATCACGTTGTTGATTGAAGGACTGCGTTGCCCCCCTGGCTCTGCTGTACTGTATGTTTCCCCAACCATGGGGCAAAGCCGGCAAATTATTTGGGATTTGCTTTTAGACCTTGGCCGTGATGTGATCCAAAACAGTCACGTTAACAATTTGGATATAACCCTAATCAATGGCGCCCGTATCTACGTCCGTGGTGCGGATAGACCTGATACGCTACGTGGAGTCTCTTTAACTTACGCTGTACTAGACGAGGTAGCCGACATTAAACCAGAGGCTTGGGAACAGGTTATACGGGCTTCTCTGTCAGACAAGAAGGGTAGAGCCTTGTTTATTGGCACTCCAAAGGGAAGGAACTGGTTTCACGACACCTTTAAGCTAGGTGAGAGTGGAGAGGACTCTGATTGGAAGAGTTGGCACTTTACCACTGCTGATAACCCTTTGATCGACCCATCTGAGATAGAAAGTGCTAAGAAGACCCTGAGTACCTTTGCTTTTAAACAAGAGTTTATGGCTTCCTTCTCCAATGCGGGATCGGACGTTTTTAAAGAAGAATGGATTAAGTTTGGTGAAAGACCTAATAAGGGGTCGTTCTATATCTCTGTTGACCTAGCGGGGTTCGAGGAAGTTGCTAAACAGGCGGGCAACGCTAAGAAGAGATTGGATGAGTCCGCTATCTGCGTAGTGTATGTAACAGAGGATGGGAAGTGGTTTGTTGAGAAGATCATCCACGGAAGATGGGATATTCGGACGACTGCTGTGAACATCTTGATGGCTATTCGGGACTACAAGCCTTTGAGTATCGGGATTGAGAGGGGAGCACTGAAGAACGCTGTTTTGCCCTATTTAAGCGACTTAATGAGAAAAAGTAACATCTATGCCCATATTATTGATTTAACGCATGGGAATAGGAAAAAAGCAGATAGAATAATCTGGGCATTGCAAGGAAGGTTTGAACATGGCAGAATCACGCTTAATTCGGAAGAAAATTGGGATGATTTTGTTGACCAACTTCTAATGTTTCCCGCACAGGGAGTTCACGATGATTTGCCGGACGCTCTTTCCTATGTCGATCAACTAGCTGTTACATCTTATTTTCAGGAAGATGAGGATGATGAGTGGCAGCCCATAGATATTGTCTCAGGTGTTTGATTTGAAAAAATGCTCAAAATGCAAGGTTGATAAACTTTTATCTGACTTTCAAAAGAATAAGTCAAATAAAGATGGCCTGCAATATCAATGCAAAACCTGCCGTATTGAAGGTTGCGCCAAGTATTTCCAAAGTATTCCTGTTGAAAAAAAGGAAGAACGTAAGGCAAATACTCAACTGTGGCGGGCAAAGAATAGAAATATTACTAGGTCATACGCATCAGAATACAAACTGAAGAACAGACCAACATATACTGCCAATCAAATTAGACGGCAATTGGGCAAAAAGAACAGAACTCCCAAGTGGTTGACAGATTTTGATTTATTGAAAATAAACTGTTACTATCAACTTGCCGCCATGCGAACTAAAGAAAGTGGCGAAAAATGGCACGTTGACCATATAATTCCATTACATGGGAAAATTGTTAGTGGCCTGCATGTTCCTAGCAACCTAAGAGTAATTACCGCTTTTGAGAACGAGCGAAAGACAAACTACTACGAGGTTTGAAGATGGATGACATCACCCGAAATAAATTTCAAGAGCCGACTGAGTCTGATAAAGAGCTTGTAGCCTTTGTCGTCAATCACTGTGACAGGTGGCGTGATTATAGGAATGTCAATTTTCTTTCCGAGTGGCAAGAGTACGAGCGCATCTTTACGGGTGAGTGGGACATCCAAGACAAGACCCGTGACTCCGAGAGAAGCCGAATCGTTACCCCCGCTACACAACAAGCCGTAGAAACTCGTCACGCTGAGATCATTGAGGCTATCTTTGGTCAGGGCGAGTTCTTTGACATTGCTGACGATATTCGTGATGTTAATAATAATCCATTGGATGTAGCCGCTATCAAGGCTCAACTGATGGAAGACTTCAAAGTAGACAAGATCAGGAAGTCGATTGACCAGATTGAGCTGATGGCAGAAATCTATGGTACTGGCATTGGTGAGATTGTTGTCAAAACAGAGAAGATTTACGTTCCTTCTACCCAACCAATACCTGGTCAAGTCGGTCAAGCCGCCATTGGTGTGATGGAAAAAGACAGGATTGCAGTCAAGATTGTTCCTGTTAACCCTAAGAACTTCTTGTTCGACCCTAATGGGACTTCTATTGATGACTGTATGGGTGTGGCTGTTGAGAAGTATGTCTCTATCCACAAGATCGTTAAAGGTCAGGAAGAAGGTATCTATCGTAAGGTAGCTATCGGTACTGACTCAGAAGACACAGACTTAGAGCCTACCCAAGAGGTTAGCCAATTCCAAGACGATAAAGTTAAACTTTTAACTTACTACGGCTTAGTCCCTAGAGAGTACATCGAGCAACTAGAGAATGAGGAAGAAGTAGAAGACTTGTTCCCTGAAGACTCTATCCAAGATGACTATTCTGACTTGGTAGAGGCTATTATCGTTATCGCTAACGATGGTGTTCTTTTGAAAGCAGAAAAGAACCCGTACATGATGAAAGATAGGCCAATTCTGGCTTATCAAGACGATACAGTTCCTAATCGACTATTAGGTAGAGGTACTGTAGAGAAGGCTTACAACTCTCAAAAGGCTATTGACGCTCAGATTCGTTCACATTTGGACTCTCTGGCGTTGACTACAAGTCCTATGATTGCAATGGATGCCACAAGACTTCCACGAGGTGCTAAGTTTGAAGTAAAACCAGGCAAGGCAATCCTGACAAACGGCAATCCCGCAGAGATTTTGTTCCCCTTCAAGTTCGGAAATACCGATTCTGGGAACATAACAACTGCTAAAGAGTTCGAGAGAATGCTTTTACAGGCTACTGGTACTCTTGATTCACAGGGAATGGTGTCTGCTGTGTCTAGGGACTCCAATCAAGGTGGCATCTCGATGGCTGTGGCTTCTATTATCAAGAAGTACAAGCGTACATTGGTGAACTTTCAAGAGGATTTCTTGATTCCTTTCATCAACAAGGCTGCCTTTCGGTATATGCAGTTCGACCCTGAAAGGTATCCTACTGTTGACATGAAGTTTATCCCGACTGCTGCTTTAGGGATCATCGCTCGTGAGCATGAACAACAACAGTTCATCTCCTTACTTCAGACTCTTGGCCCAAATACACCTGTTTTGCCTGTTATTCTTAAAGGAATCATGGCTAACTCATCTTTGTCTAACAGATATGAGTTGATTCAGATGTTGGATGAGATGTCTAAGCCTGATCCACAAGCACAACAGATGCAACAAGCACAGGCTCAGTTGGCTATGCAGTCTGCTCAAGCTCAGATCGCTGTTCAGACTACCCAAGCAGAGCAAAATCGTGCTGAAGCGCAAAAATTGATGACTGAAGCGCAATTGATGCCTCAAGAACTACAGGCTAAGGTGCTTTCTAGTACAACCAAGAACCTTCCTACGGGTGGAGAGCCTGCTGAGTTTGACAAGCGGGTAAAGATTGCTGAGTTGATGCTCAAAGAGGCTGACATTAAGAACAAATCTAAGATTGTTGAGATGCAGATGTCGGATAAGATGGAGAAAGCGTTTCTTGATCGCATCACTTCGGAATTGAAATAATGGAACTG